GTGTTGCCCGTCAGCCTTGGCAAATTTTGTGAAATTTCGGAAATATAACCATTGTACAAGCGCAACTCGTTAAAATGGCACGTTGCAAGACAAGATTGAGCCAAGTGGCTGCGGCAAAGTTGCTTGGAGTGACGCAGCCAGCTATAAGCACATGGATTCGGGCTGGATTCTCTTTGGACTGGTCGGACGAGGAGATGTTTGCGTTCGCTGAAAATCGGCGCCTGTCGCCAGACAACCGCAACCCGCAGCAGCCAGTTGAACAGATGACCGTCGCACAACGGACGGCTGGGCTGACTTACGCGGAGACGCGAACCGAGAAACTGCGGCGCGAGATTGAGCACCTTGACCTAAAGATTCAGCGAGAGAAGGGCGAACTGGTGTTTGTGCAAGAGATCCGCGAAACCGGCATCCGCATCGCGAGCATCTGGTGCTCGGAACTGGATGCAATGGTGAGCGACTTGCCGGGACAGGTGGCAGGGCTAAGCGAAGCGGAGTTGCAGCCCAAGCTGCGCGCGCGCATTGAGGCGCTAAAAGTGAAGATCCGGCATCAGATGGAGGCGCTGTGAACCCGCTCACTGAAGGCATGGTGCTGGGCACTCGGCTAGCGTTCACCGGCGACCCGTTGGAGTGGTTGGAGACTCACGTTCGCATCCCGCACAGCGCGCGCTCGACGCAGTGGGACCGGCAAACGGCGCCTTGGTGGAATGACGTAATCCGGGATTTCACTGACCCAACGTGCCGCCAGACGTTCGTGCAGGCGTGCACGGGTGCTGGCAAATCAACAGCGCTTGAGGCGCTTGTGTGTTGGGCCGTAGCGCAACAGCCGGGGCCGATGCTGAGCATCACGCAAACGGACGAGACCTCGGCGGAATGGATGAACACGCGGCTAATGCCGGTGCTTGACGCTTGCGAACCCATCCGACCACTGATGCCTGCGGACAGGCACCATAAGAAGAAGTCAGGAATATATTTTGCGCACATGCCGCTCATCCTAGGCGGCGCCAACGTGAGCAACGCGCAGGAGAAGAGCGTCCAGTACCTGTTTCTGGACGAATGCTGGACGTACTCGGACCTCATTTCGCAGTTTAAAAAACGCCTGCACGACAGGTGGAACGGCTACGCTTTGCTGGTTTCTCAATCCTACGAGGAGCCGCATGCGCTAACCGAAGAATGGCGCTCGGGTGAACAGTTTGAGTGGAGCCACAGGTGCCCAGGTTGCGAGGCTTGGGTGCGCCCGAGTTGGACAGACATCAAATACGACGAGGCCAAAACGGAGCGGGGCGAGTGGAACTGGGGCGCGCTGGTGGCGAGCGTGCGCCATGAGTGCCCGCACTGCGGACACGTGACACCAGACACGACGGCAGCGCGGCGCGCGCTAACCAACCGGAGCGAGTGGCGCAGCGAAGGAAACGACCACGTTGCCGGGTTCCGGTGCAGGCGCATTTCCGCCCAGAGCGTGTTCTGGATTCGCTGGAGCGACCTCGTGATCCAATGGGTGCAGGCGATGGATGCGAAACATCTGGGCGTGTTGCAGCCGACGAAAGACTTCCGGATGCAGCGCTTGGCTGAGCCGTGGAAAATTGAAGAGGAACTGCCGCCGCTTGAGTTAGAGGCGAGCGAGTACTGGGTGAACGAGTACAACGACGGGACGCCGCTACCTGACGAGGCGGCGCGGATTATGACTGTTGACGTGCAGCAGGACCATTTCTGGGCCGTCGTGCGGGTGTGGCTAAAAAACGGCTACTCCCGTTTGATCTGGGCGGGAAAGGTGCTCACGGTTGATCAGCTGCGCGAGATGCAGACGAGGTTAAAGGTTCCGGAAAAGCGCTGCCTGCTGGATGCCGGGAACTCATTTCACGGGCGGGTTTACGACATATGCGCGCGCTACGGATGGACAGCGCTAATTGGCCGACAAGAGGACTGGTTCACCGTGCGCGGGCCTGATGGGAAGGCCATCCGGAGGTATTACTCAGCACCGGACAAGGTGGTGGCGCCTACGATGCGCGACGCTCAAGGCAAACGGGTGTTCGTGCTGTTTTTCTATTGGAGCTCGGACCCAGTGAAAGACATTTTGGCGCACCTGCGCAATACGGGCTCGCCGGTGTGGGAGTTCCCAAAGGACGCGCCTGCTGAGTACGTGCAGCATATGAATTCCGAGCGCAAACGGCAGACCGTCGACAAGCGCACTAAGAAAACCCGCCTGCGCTGGACCGCTACAGGCCGTCATAATCACCTGTGGGACGCTGAGGCCATGAACGTGGTTGCGGCGCAGATGCTGGGACTGTTGCCCTCGATTCAGATTGACCAACCGGAAGCCGCTGAGGAATGATCGCCGCCAAGGGGATGTTTCCGAGCCCGCCGTCTGAGTGGACGGCGGGCTTTTTCTTGTCAGCGCGCGGTTTAGTGAATGGCTCCCGATCAAAAGCTGCTGCTGCAAGTGTTCCTGACGCGCGACATCGCGGAGTTGCGTTCGATTGTGGCGGCGAAGTTTGAGCTTATCCAGTCCGGCAAGTCTTCGGTGATTTCGTCTTCCATCGACGGCGCCAGTTTCCAATTCAATGTGGCCGGAACGCTCTCGCCTCTCGATGTTTGCATGCTCGCTCAGCAAGCCATCAACTACAAGCTCGCCGGGATCACCGCGCCGGTGCGCAGGACGCAGGCCTTCTTTATATGAGCCTTTTTGACCGCTTAAAGACCCTTTTCAAGGGCGCGCCGAAGGTGTCCGCAGCGTACGATTCCTATCGTCGCCAACGCCTGATTGAGGGCGGCGTGTGGTCGGACCCGTACTGGCGGCAACACACTCAGAGCATTTCCAAAGAGCTCAACGTGAGCGAGTGGCGCACGCTTAACAGCGCGGCGCGGAAACTGTACTGGAACACGGGCGTGGTGAACGCCGCCATTGACCAGAAAAGCATGCTGTCCGTGGGGATGGCGATGCGTCCGCTGTTTGTGGGAGGCCAAGGCGACGCTCGCGCGCAGGCGTGGGGCAAACTTGCTGAGGCGCAGTTGCTCGACTGGTTTCAGATTTGCTACTCGGACGGGAAAACATGGTGGGAGGGTTTGCGGCTGGAGTCCGTGGCGATTGACCGCGAGGGAGACATCTTAACCATTCTCACGCAGGCGCCGAGCGGGTTTCCGCAACTCCAACAGGTGCCGTGGCATCAAATTGGAAGCCGTGCGGCTGAGGGCGTGCTGGAGTCTGGACGTTACCGTGGGAACCGAATTTACAATGGCGTGATATTAAACCGCGCTAATCGGGCGATCGCGTACCGCGTCCTGGGTGAGGCGCTTGACGGTTCGGAGGACCGCGACATTTCGGCAGCGTCTGCAATGCTGACGATGGACCCGCGGGAGGTGGACCAAGTTCGAGGAATTTCGGCTTTTGCGCCAGCCATTCGAGATTTGTTGAGTCTCAAAGACCTTGGAGACGACATTCAAGCCGCGTCCCGGATGGCGGCAAAAATTGGCCTGCTTGTCACCAACCAAACTGGCATGGCCGACGCGTCGGACGCGTACCAGGCGCTGACCGAAAACACGTTGCCGACGTGCGCGCCGCAGTTGCGACTTACGCCGATGGCCGGCGGCCGGATTGAGTACCTTACAGCAAACGCCGGCGAAGCCATCCAGCAGATTGACGCGAAGATTCCTACGGAAGCGCAGGATCGGCTTCAGGAGCGCCTGATTCGGAATGCGTTGCTTGCGGCGCAGTGGCCGCCTGAGTTTGGCTGGGACATGTCTAAACTGGGAGGCGCGTCTGCACGGATTATTTTGGAGCAGGTTAACCGGGTGACCTCGGAGCGGCACGCGTATTTGTCCGCGTACGCAAAACGCCGATGCGCGTACGCTGTGGCGCGGTTTATCGAATTGGGCATGCTTCCGCCTTATTCTGGGCCGGATGCCGACCGCGGGGGTGCGTATCAATTCCGGTTTACCGAACCGCCGCGCTTAACTGCCGACGCAGGGTATGCCAACCGGGATGCGATCGAAGCCTACCGCGCGGGGATGCGCAGCATGACGGACATTTTGGCGTCGGGATCCAAAACGCTCGAGGAACATCTGGACGAGGTGGAGCGCGAAGAAATTGAGATCCAGCGGCGCATGCAGCGCTCGGGCCTGTCGCGCGACGTGTTTGGATTGCTGACGCCCAACGGAACTCCGCAACAAATTCCAGCCGAATGAAATTTCAACGCGTCATCGAACAAGTTTTCTTCCGCCCGTGGCTGATCACTCCCGGCGGTTATCACGCTGTCCGGAAACTGGTGGAGGCGCGCCTGCTACGCGCCAACGGGGACGAATGGCAGATGCCCGAGGGCATGATGTCAAAGCGCGAGCCGATGGAAATTGACGGCAACGGAGTGGCGCACATTTGCATTGAGGGGACACTTGCCAAAGGAATTTCGCCGATTGAAGCGTGCTGCGGCGCGTGGGATTACGAGTGGGTTGCTGAGGATCTGGAAGACGCAATTGAGGCCAACGTGCGCGGGATTTTTCTGGAAATTAATTCTCCCGGGGGCGGGTGCACTGGGTGCCCTGAGGTGTGCGACCTGATCCAGTCGCTGCAGGTTCCCATCGTGGCTTACTCGGACGACACCTGCGCATCCGCCGCCTACAACATTGCAGTGAGCTGCGATAAAATTTACGGCTCAAGCGGTTCCACCTGGGGATCCATTGGGACAATCATTCCGTGGGTTGACCAGTCGGCCGCGTATGCTGCGGAAGGAATGTCCTGGGAGCCGATAACGTCCGGACCGCTGAAGGGCGCAGGCATGGGGCCATCGCTGACCGCGGCGCAGCGCGCAAGTTTGCAGCAGCTGGTGGACGACTCGTTCGCGCAGTTTTGCGGAAACGTGTTGCGCAACCGCCGTGTTGCCGATGAACTGATGCAGGGCGCCGCGTACTTGGCGCCGCGCGCGCTCGCTGGAAATTTAATTGATGGCATAGGTACAGAAACGCTTGCCTACGAGGCATTGCTGCGGATGCTTTAAGGCGTTGCTGTTGTCATAAGTGGCCCCGCTCGGGTTTCGTTTCATTTCCCCGAGCGGGGCTTTTCCTTGTCAGGGCGCGCTTTGGTGAATGGACACTCCATCCACACTGAACGACGCGCTCGACGCTCTGACCGCCGCGCGGGCAGATCTGGGGGCGCTTAACGCACTCAGCGCCGAGCACGCCGCGCTGGTGGCATCGCACGAAACTTTGCTTGCCAATTACGCGTCGCTTGAAAAGGCGCTGGCTGGCGCTGTGCAGCATACCGCGGCGCTCGAAGCGGCGCTCGCTGGCAAAGAGCAGGAAGCGGCCGCCAAGGCGAACGCCATTGTGGCAAATCTTGGCGTTGAGCCGGTTGCGATTCAGTCGGAACAAGCAACTGTTGTGAAGTCGGCAAAAGAGCTGTGGGCCGAGTACCACAGTCTGCCGATTGAAGCGCGCAATGAATTTTTTGCACAGCACAAAGCCGTGCTGGGACTCCGTTAGTTAACTCCTACAAACCAAACACATGAGCAATACCATTGCGGGGGTTAACCTCGCCGCCATCGCCCAAGAAAGCCTTCCCGCGCTGCAAAACATTTTTGCGCCGCTTAACGCCATCACCGCTGATTTTTCGACCGACATTTCTGCGGCCGGCGCGTCCGTAACGACTCGTTACCCTGTCAAACCGACTGCTGTGGATCTGTCCAACGGTTACTCGCCTCAGGGAGTTGAGACGGTTGCCAAAACCATCACGCTTTCCAATTTTTACGGGTTTCCTTATGGGTTCACCGACCTGGAGCGTTCCAAAAGCGCCATTGACCTCAATCAGTTGTTTGTTGAGCCTGCTTTGCAAGCAACCGGTGCCAAGGTTTTTGGCGACTTGTGGAATCTGGTGACGTCCAGCAATTTTAATTCCGTCGGCATCAACGCCGGAAATTTTGATCGCAATGACCTTGCCGACCTGCGCGCTCAGCTGAACGCGTTGGGTGCCCCTCAAATTGGCCGCGCTGTGGTTCTTAATCCGACCTATTTTGCGTCGCTGGTTAAGAGCCTCAACAGCGCTGAGTTTCCCGGATTCATCCGCGAAAAAACGGAAGGCTACATTCCTCGCGTTGCCGGATTTGACGTGTACGAGTCCGACCTTGCCGACGCCAACGGACAGGGGCTGGGTGGGTTTGCGTTCCACAAATCCGCGCTGCTGATGGCTGCCCGCCGCGTTGACGCGTCCGGCGCCCAGCAGATGGGCACCGAGGTCGCAGATGTGGTTGTGCCTGGGCTTAACCTTCCCGTCCAATTCCGTCGTTTTTACGACAACCTTGGCGGGTCGCTAAACTACACGTTCGGAGTGCTTTACGGGGTCCAGGCGGGCCGCGTAGAAATGGGCATTCGTATCGTTGCCGAGTAACTTCCGGAGTGACGACTCCGAGGGGTGGGGAGCGCGCGCGCTCCCTGCCCCGTTCCATTCCAATTATGTCAAAGCCAATTAGTGTAATTCTTCAGGGGCAAGAGATTTTGTCCACGTTCACGGATTAT